AGTTATTATATAATCGTTTTCGCGGTTTTGTTCTTTTAGTTTTTGTAGTGCGTGCTGATATGTTTGCGGTTTCTTTTTTGGTTTTACGTTCGGTTCAATTTTGTTTAGCCGTGGAAAGTTTAATTTTTTAAAGCGCTCGAACCTTTCAAGATTTGTTCTATACTGTTCAAAAAAAAAGCGCGCAACTCATCATCTTTTTTAATTGCATCCATTTTGCGCTGTTGAGTTTCTGAATTTATAATGTAAGGATTTTCGCCATCAATATAAAAGAAATACAAACCAGCTTCTAATAATAGGTCATCTATTTTAACGCTTTTAAGCCTGTACAGAATATCGTTTAGTTGGTCTTTAGACTTCGTATGAAATTCTTTTAGCTTATCACGTGTCATGTTTTGCCAAGGCATATCCTCAATTGTTTCTAACATCGAACTTAGCTTTTCAACTACTTCGTTTTTATGAATGCCAAAATCAATAGCGGTCATCGCTTCCTCAATTCTTTGCGCACGTTCACGCGTTAAGTTTGCCGGGTTTTTCAAAATATAAAAGTTATTACCAGCGCGGTCTGTAAATACTCTTGTCAATTCTATGCGCTGCTTTGTAGTTTCGGGAATGTAGGTTTTAAGCCACTTCTGGTAATTACTTTCGTTTTGTTCTGCTCTGTTTCGTTTTCTGAAAATCATGTGTGTTTAATTTGGTTGTAAAGTTAGGGCAAAAAAAGATAAAACATTTTATAAAATTTTTATAAAAATATTTGCAGTTTTAAAAAGAGGTTGTATCTTTGAGCATCGATTTGATGAAACGGATTAAAAAACTTCAAGATTATGAAAGAGTATTTTTTAAAATTAAACAACGATGGCAGCTTAAATAGAGGTTATCTTTCTGTATGGGAAAATGGTAATGAAACAATTTTAATTTCTGACATTAAAGAAGCTACTAAAAAAGGTTGGCGTTCATCTAAAGCAATTATAGAGGATTTAGATATAATTTACCAAGAAAGTGAAGTAGATTTAATAATTACTGAAGATTGTGCTATGAAACTTATTGATAAATATGGAAATGTTACTACAAAAACATATACTCCCGAATATTATGTTCCATTTTCAGCAGCACACGCCATAGCTAATTTTATAAACAAAAATGGTACAGACCCATACGATAGAGGATAATTATTTTAAAATTAACTAACCAAACAGGGCGCAGCATCTTACATTGCATTTTTATAATTTCAAAATCACAACACAATGAAAACACTACTTTTTATTCTGCTATTTAGCGCGGCAGCTTATGCGCAAACTGACACTGTGTATTGCATTCAAATACTTAGCACCCGACACCCCGAATTTATACGCGCTGAACACTTAGCGATGTGTACAATTGAACAGGCGCAAGTAGAACAAACAGATAACCTGTATAGGATTATGTTTGTTTACGATACCTATGAAGAAGCTGAAATAATGCTAACAACGTGGAAACGCGCCCATAAAGATGCATTTATATGTACACGTACCCGCAAACAAGTTTCTAACTATTATTCATTCTATACACATGATTAGGCACATCAATATAAAAGGCAATAACAAGCGCGACAAATCAAAAATCCTGCAGCAGTTTTTAACCGAAGCGCAAAGATATAAGCCGCTAAGTTACGAACAGGAACGGACCGCAAATCGCGATATGCTAATAAAACATAATATGTTGTTTGCGGCTTCGGTTGCGTTTAGATATGATAATTCAGCCTGTGATATTATGGATTTAATTAGCGAGGGTATGTTAGGCTTAATCAAAGCGGCTGATACATTTGACCCGGCATTCGAAGTAAAGTTTATCAGTTACGCTTTATTTCCTATTCAACGGCATATCAAGGAATTTATTGATACTAAAAAAAGCTGCGTTAGAATACCGCACCAGTTACAACAAATTCGGTACACTATCGGTAAATATGAAGAAACGGATACAGAAACATTAGCGGCAAAGTTAAATGTAAAACAACACGTTATAGAATCAGCTAAGTCTATCGCTGGTTTTGTTAGCCTTGATGATAAAAACGAAGACGGTGATAATATGTATCAAGTCGCATCCGATGAACGTACAGATAAGTACGTTTTAGAACTTGAAATCAAAGAACTTTACAACGAAGTTACCGAATGTTTGTCGGACCGTGAATTGAAAGTTTTACAGTATAGATACTTTGATACCTTCCCTAAAGACTTAACGCAAGTAGGCGAATGTTTAAATTTAAGCCGCGAACGTGTAAGACAAATTCAGCAAGAAGCATTTAAAAAAATAAGAAACAAATATGCAAGAATCTAAATGGATACGCCAACTGATTTTAAGCGGTCAACCTGATAACATCGAACTTGGTTTTATACTAAATGATTCGTTTAACTGTTTTCCCTTAACGCGTAAGTTCTACAGAAAATATAAGCGCTTTAAATTTTGGCAGCCATCACGGCACTACTCAGTATTAGAAACAGAATCGCGTTATTATTCGTGGGTTGCATTACTGAATAACGAACTAAAAACGCACCGTTGTTATTTTTGGTTAGACTTTCAAGAACCTAAGTTTAAAACGCCGTGGCAACAATGGCAAAAGCATATTACAAACTATGTTAAAATGCCCTATCATGGGCCATTGTTTCAATACGGCGGCCATCCTTATACTATGATATTTAGGCGCTAATACATCTTACCGTTTGCTAAAAACTTATCAGCCCATACATTAACTTGTTCTACGTAAAAATCGCCATTGTCATTTATATTGACGATGGCGAAACCATTTGCCCACAGTTGGCGTTGAAAGCGCGGCATATAGGTAAAACCTTTAGATTTGATATCGAATAAACCGCCGATGTTGAAGGCTGCTTTGTTCCCGGTATGGTAACATTGAACGCGGTGCGTATGTCCAAACATTACCGAGTGCTGCGTTTTATCTAAATGCGCCTTTGCAGCATGAATAGATGTATAAACACCGTGTACTATATCTAAGTGTTTGCCTAATGTGAAATAGTCCGACTGCCAATCTGTTTTAACCTCCCATTCGCGTTCGTGAAGATATAGCGCTTCAGTTGGGTTAATCAATGCGCCGCCGTACTTTGCGTTATCCTTTTCTTTGATATGCCTAAAGTATCTGTCTTCATGATTGCCAAATAAGAAATATTTTTTAGCACCTTTGAACGCGCTGTTAATATCGTCAATACCCTGTAGCCCATCTATGTACTCATCTTGTAGTGTTAGCCCCGATAAGTTGGCCAATGATTCGGCGTTATATGAACCAAGGGTATATAAATCTAAATAATCACCAGCTAATACAATGCCGTGAAGATTCGTGCCTAATTCGCTTATTAGCCTTAGTAGTTTTTGCCAAAGTATCTGATTATGAAACGGCCTATGAACATCTGAAACAACTAACCAGCGCTGAAGGGTTTTGTTTTGATAACGCTTTTGATTTATTAGGTTTTTCCAATATTCAATTTCAGATTCTGAATGTACTTTAATTTTGGGGCGGTAAATCATGGGTCATAGTTTAAGGTTACCATTTCGTTGGTGTCAACGATATGTTACAGTTTTATATCTTGACAAAAAGTATTAAGCAAGTATCTAAGGTTATCTAATAAGTCCGCTTGGCGTTCTTCGCCTTTGCCTTTAATGATTCGGCGGCTGTTATCGGATTTGATACGTAAACAGTCCATACGCAAGCCCGGGCATTTATCTTCATAGATTTGAAAATCGGGGCACATGCTTATAATAGTATTTGTTTGAACGTAACTTTCAGCATGCAGCGGATTCGCTTTAGGCACTACAAAAAAACGCGCTGGTAGTTGCAGTTCTTCTTGTATTATTTCGTAGTAAGTTTTAGAAACGCGCTGCCTACCATCGGACCTATCACCACTCGCATCGCCTGTAATCAGTAGCGGAATAGTGCAGGGATAAATGGCAGTATCGGACCAGCGCCCTATTTTCTTATTTGTTTCTGAAAATACCCATTCCCTAAACGCTTGGCATGTATCATATATTGATGCTTCACCGCGTTCCTCTGAACCTATCTTAAATTCTTTAATAATATGCACACCATAGCGATAACGAGAACGTGCTGATAGGTCGGGTGATAATGTTGTTTTTTTCATCACCGCCGCGGTCATAGGTATTTTGTTAAAGTCAAAACTAACATAAATCTGTTCAGTTTCCCAGCTGATTTTTTTTGATTGCTGAAATACTTTTTGCTGAATGCTTTTATCCTTTAGAACGTACACCCATGCTTCACCTGAATAATCAACAAATACAGATTTGTATTCCTGTTCAAACGTAAGGCGGTCAAGGTCGCGGCTGGCATCGGCTACCTCAGCTGGGTCAATTGCAGGGTTATCGGTTGTTTCCATTCGAAAGGTTATCCAACTTTCGCTGCCGTTTTCAGATTGCGGTAAATCAATATCGCCGTAACAGTTGCGTTCTACTTGCCCGGCAATAGCGCCGTTTCTACATAGTTCGTACCAATAGTTGTCTTTACCTGCAGCGGTACCAATGAAAAACGCCTCACCTTTGAAGTCAGTCAAGGTAGGGCGGGCAACAGTTTTCCAATGATACTCTAATATATGGCTTGGTATCTTTTGCGTTTCTTCATATATAACGCGGTGATATTTTCGCCCGCGCCCTTTGTCTTTTCGCCCTTCATCGCCAATGGACCACACTTCTAAAACGCCGCCGTTTAAAAACTGAATTATCTTTGATGTTTCATCTTTATGCGATATAATGCCGCCCTCATTACTTAGCTTATAAGTATCAACTATCTTTGCCCAGGATTGCGCGAAATCTTTAAAGTCATCCACAAATATACCTACAAACTTACCTTCGAATACTGCAGGACTTATAAGCGGTAACGCAACCGATGTAATCAATTCAGTTTTGCCAAATCGCCGCGCACACACTATACAATTGAAACGGCGCTTATTGTTTAAAATGCGCTGTTGCCCTATATGCGGTCTGTATAGTGTTATATCGATATTTCGAGGCACTATTTATCAGGTGGGTACTGAATGTTTATGTTAATGTTTTTATCGTCCTCGGTTGTTTCCTTATGATTTGCGTTTTTGTAACCATAATTATTAACAAGCGAAAATATAGCAACGGCAGGATTATTCTTACCTGACAACGCACGTTCCATTGTATTAGTTAAAACTTTTGCTTTTGCCTTTTCTATTGTGTCAAAAAAAACTTCATAACCCTCTGCTTTTTCGTAGTTTAAAAGTGTTTGTCTTGTTATACCTAATACTTCGCAAATACCTTCAACTGTATAAGGCACGGGAACTGTTTTAGTAAAAGTTTCGCCATCTTTACTAATAAATTCTTCTTGATTCGAATCACAACGTCTGAAATAATAATTTATAGCAGATTGCAATTCTTCAGTTGTTTTATATTTTAAATGCCTACCCATTTGTTTATATTTTTCGTTTTAAGAAACTTTTAATAACTTTTGATATCTATACACCACTTTAATATAAAAATGCCTTAAAAAGCCGTTTAAATACGTTTTAAGACTATATCTATATTATTATTAGTATTATTATTTATATTATTATTATTATTGTTAACAGTTGTTACATTAAGTGTAACACATAACTTATTGATATACATAAGATGTTACATGTTTACACCTGTTACACTATATTCTACACACATATGTATTTTAAGTTTAACTACGCATGTGTATGCGTATATGTGAGAAAAACCCCGTAACAGGTGT